CGTTCCAGGATTCCTTGTAGATAGCGAATTCAAGATTACTTATAATGACCCACCAATCTTTGGATACGGTGACGTTATGCTTAACTTTGACGACCAACCAGAACTACTTGGAGAAATTAAAACTATGCCTAACGAAGGTTTTGAGTATCGTAAGGCAGCAGGTAAGCCAAAGACTGGACACTTGGTTCAGTTGCTTATCTATATGAAAATCCTTAATAAAAATAAGGGTGTAATTATTTATGAAAATAAGAATAACCACGAACTGTTGGTGTTCCCAATTGAACTAAATAAGTACATGTATGAGTGGGTAGAGAACGCATTTGGATGGATGCGAGAAGTTCGAAAGGCATGGGAAGACAAGACCCTACCCGAAAAGAACTATCGTAGCAATTCAAAGATTTGTAAGACTTGCCCTATTCGTGAGGCTTGTGACATGGCTGGCTCTGGAGAGATTAAAATTAAATCTTTGGAGCCACTAGATGAAAAACAAGCATTGTAGTTGGTGCGATACACAGTTCACCACAAAACTATCTTATCAAATCTATTGTTCTGCTGAGTGTAGAGATGCAGCAACAAAAGAAAAGATTGCTGAAAAATATAATAGAGACAGGATTGCAAAGAGAGCAGGAAAACATAGACCCTGTAAATCTTGCGGTAGGCAGTTATCGGTATATAATGATACCGCTATTTGTAATCACTGTGAAGCAAATCCTGATGAAATAACTCAGGCTCTTAAAGAGATTAAGGGGATTGCTAATGGCAAAATTGAATTTGATTAAAAAGCCAAAACGATTTTGTGCAATTGATGCTAGTACAAATACGCTTGCATTTGCTATCTTCGAAGATAAAAAGATTATTGCTTGTGGCAAAATTAATTTTGAGGGCGTAACAACCTATGACAAAGTTAGAGATGCTGCTAGAAAAACAAGAGCATTCTTTGATAAGTTTGATTTTGATACCATTATAATTGAACACACAGTATTTATGAACAGCCCTAAGACTGCTGCTCAGTTGGCTATGGTCCAGGGAGCACTTCTTGGGGCTGCTGGTTTAGCAGGGGTAAAGAAGATTGGTTCGGTATCACCAATCACTTGGCAGAACTTTATTGGTAATAAGAAACTAACTAAAGAAGAAAAGCATGAGATTCAAAAGAGGAATCCAGGCAAGTCTGCTTCTTGGTTTAAGAATGAGGAACGCAACATTCGTAAACAGAGAACAATTAATTATATTAATATTAATTATGATAAGAAACTAACAGACGATGATGTTGCAGATGCCTGTGCTATTGGACACTGGGCATTGTTAAACTGGGATAAGGCATTTGGGTATTGACATTATGGCAAATAAGTTGTATACTAGTGAGGCATGGTTGAAAAAACGCTATTGGGTTGACAAGAAGACTCCAGAGGCTATCGCTAAAGAATGCGGTGCAAGCGTGGAAACAATCTATGTATATTTAGCAAAATTTGGATTAAGGAAATCTAAGAGATGAAAAAGTTAGCACTATCACTAACAGTAGGATTGGCAATAGCCCTTTCTGGATGCACAACACAAACAACCACATCAGCAGATTGTGTCAACGTTATTGTTGACTTTCAATCTTTAAAGAGCGAAAAGAAATCTGAGTGCGTAAAGGTTGAAGGAGAGATTGATGCCATGACAGCATTTAACGCTGCTGGCTATGCAATCTATGGAACCGACAAATATGGACTACAGATTGTTTGTCGTGTAAATGGATTGCCAGATGCGGTCACACCGATTGTAACTAAAGACCAAGACACCTATCTTGAGAAGTGTGCAGACATGCCACCAGAGTTTGCGTACTGGGCTTTGCTCATTCGTACACCAGAAAAGGATTGGCAGTATGCTCCAGTCGGAATTGCTGACCTAACGGTAAAGCCTGGAGAACAGTTGGCACTGGTTTTCTCGGTAGATGAAAAGATGGTGCTTCCTAACTAATGCTTAAACGTAAAAAGGCTAAGGTAGCGGAGACAAAGTTCTCTCGTGTGTACGAACTGCAGGTTGGCAATTTCACTATTGCCAGAGGTGATATAATTAAAGTACAGGACGAACATGGTCGTAAGTTTAAGTTTGACAGTGTAGTTACTAACACTGAAACTGGTGCAACGTGGGTGGACTGCTTTGAGGTGCATAAAGCATCTACAGGGCAGTATTGCTCATTTCGCATTGAACGAATCAAGCGAGTCCCTACCAAGCGAGGAAAGCGTAAAAAGAATGTCGATTGAAGACTTAACAGTAGAACATCTTGACGAGATGAACAGGGTTGTGGAGAAGTATCTCCAAGGCGAAGAGCCTACCGCAATCTCTAAAGAACTACAAATGTCTAGACAAAAAGTCGTAGCCCACATTAATCAATGGAGGGCTATGGCTTCTGACAATGCTGCTATTCGTGCTCGTGCTAAAGAGGCTCTGGTTGGTGCAGACACACACTATAGCAAACTAATTCAGAAAGCATACGAAGTCATTGATGATGCCACTACCACAGCAAACCTGACAGCAAAAACTGCAGGTATTAAGTTAGTGATGGACCTTGAGTCTAAGCGTATTGATATGCTACAAAAGGCTGGCTTACTTGAGAACAAAGAACTTGCAGAAGAGATGCTAGAGATTGAACGCAAGCAAGATATTCTTGTTGGTATTCTTAGGGATATTGCAAGTGAGTATCCGCAGGTACGAGATGAAATTATGCGTAGGCTCTCGCAGGTATCAAAAGAGCAAGAGGTAATTACAATTGTCAATGTTCAATGATTTTATTGAAGTTCTAAAGAGCAACGTATTTGAAGAAAATCCAGTTGACGTTAGAACATTTGTTGAGGGTGAGGAATATCTAGGACAGCCACCACTATCACAAATTCAATATGACATCGTTGAAGCAATGAGCCAAATCTATAGGCTTGAAGAAGTTATTGAATTGCTTGGTGATACAGAGGGCAGACGCTATTACACCAAGTACACAAAGAATGAGGTTATCCTACAACTTGGAAAGGGTTCTGGTAAGGACTTTGTTTCCACAGTAGCCTGTTGCTACATCGTTTATAAATTACTTTGTCTTAAAGACCCTGCTCGTTATTTTGGTAAGCCATCTGGTGACGCTATTGATATTATTAACATCGCTATTAACGCACAACAGGCTAAGAACGTTTTCTTTAAAGGCTTTAAAACTAAAATTGAAAAGTCTCCTTGGTTTGCTGGAAAGTTTTATGCCAAGGTAGATAGTGTTGAGTTTAACAAGGCTATTACAGTTTACTCTGGTCACTCAGAACGTGAAAGCCATGAGGGTCTTAACCTTATACTAGCAGTGCTTGACGAGATTTCTGGTTTCGCACAAGAAGTTGGAACAGGAAATGAACAGGGTAAAACTGCAGATAACATCTACAAAGCCTTCCGTGCTTCTGTAGACTCTCGCTTTCCAGACTTAGGCAAGGTAGCCTTGCTATCCTTCCCACGTTATCCTGGCGACTTTATTTCTACACGATACGATTCAGTTATAGCAGAGAAAGAAGTTGTAACAAAGCGTCACAAGTTTATTATGAATCCAGAATTACCAGAAGATGCTGAGGGTAATAGTCTTGAGATTGAGTGGGATGAAGACACAATCCTGTCCTACAAGTTTCCTGGAATGTTTGCAATCAAAAGACCAACTTGGGTAGTCAACCCCACTCGTAAGATTGATGATTTTAAACTAGCCTTTTATACAGACCTTGGCGATGCCATGCAGCGTTTTGCCTGTGTGCCAACTTATGCTTCGGATGCGTTCTTCAAGCAGCAAGATAAGGTTCGTGCCACTATGACTATACCAAACCCAATTGACTCTAACAAACGCTTCCTTGAATCCTTTAAGCCAGACCCAGATAAGAAATATTTCGTCCATGCTGACCTTGCACAGAAGCACGACAAGTGTGCTGTGGCTATTGCTCACGTTGAAAAGTGGGTAAATGTCCAGGTAGTTAAAGATTATGCACAAGTAATGCCTATCGTAGTAGTGGATGCAGTAGTATATTGGGAACCAAAGATTGAAGGTCCTGTTAACCTTTCAGAAGTAAAGCAATGGATTCAAAACCTTCGTAGGATTGGTTTTGATATTGGTATGGTTTCATTTGACCGCTGGCAGTCTTTTGATATCCAGAACGAGTTGAAGGCTGTTGGCATAAAGACTGAGACTGTTTCTGTTGCTAAAAAGCACTATGAAGATATGGCTATGCTTGTTTATGAAGAACGTCTTGCTATGCCAGCCATAGAACTACTATTTGAAGAACTGACAGAGTTAAAAATTATGAAGGGAAATAGGGTAGACCACCCTAGAAAGTCCTCCAAAGACCTTGCAGACGCTGTTTGTGGGGCTATTTTCGGTGCTATCTCGCATACCCCAAGAGACCTAAATCAGATGGTGGAAATCCACACATTCCGTGATAGAAAGAAAACTGAAGAGATGCATGAGTTTGATAAGCGTAGCATCATCGAACGCAATAAGCCAGCCGAAAAAGAACTAGAATCTTATTTTAAACAGTTTAACATTAACATAATTTAGTGGTATAATGGTCTTGTTGGATGCTTCCAACGAGGAGTACTAAAAATTAATAAACCCCAAAGAATATTACTAGTAATTTTGTTAGCCTTTTTCCCTATCTTGTTTCCAGCATCTGCACAAGCAGAAACAAAGGCAGAATACGATGCAAAGATAGCAGAAGCACAGGCTAAAGTTGATGCAGCCCAGGCAAACTTGCTAGAGGCTCAGAACAATCTTACATTGGCACAACAGTTGCAGAATGAAACTAACAATGCAGTTAGTGAAGCAGAATTAACTATTCAAACAAAAGGAATAGATGCTAACCAAAAGGCAGAAGCCCTGGCGGTTGCAAAACAAGCGGTAGACCAAGCACAGGCAAATTACGATACGAAACTAATAAAAACCCCAGTAGAGAATGCAGAGCCTACAATTCCTGGTCTACAAGCAGACATATATACATATAGTTCAGAATACTACTACCCAGAACATTCATCAACTACAGGTACACTATGTAAAACAATTACAGTTCAAAATATTGAAAAAGATTGGGGCGGTGAGGACATTGAAGGCTGTGGAGGAGACTTTGTAATGATTCACTATACTGGCTTCCTCACCGTTCCTAAAACAGATACATATGAATTTTTGGCAAATGTGGATGATGGCTGGTATATGACACTTGATAATGTTGTGGTAAATGACAACTGGGTTTTGAAAGGCTGTGGTGGATGGTGGTCTCAGGGTATCCAATTAGAGGCTGGACACTCATACAAACTTGATGCCTGGATGTACGAATACGGTGGCGGTGCTTGTAACTATTTATACTATCTTGATTCAACAAACTGGGGCATTGTTCCAGCAGACTGGTTATCTCAAAATCAACCAACACCAGTAATACTTACAAAAGACCCTGCACTATTGGCTCTACTAGAACAGGCACAATCAGTATATGACTCAGCAGTTACCGCATATGAACAGGCACAACTTGACTTAGCAAATGCAGTTACAAAACTAAAAAACTTACAGGCTAAACAGTTAGAAAATATTGATATAATTAAATCAGCACAGGATAGTGTAACAACTAAAGAGGAGGAACTGAGTGTCGCTCAACAAGAACTTAACGCCATTCCACCTTTCAAAGAGCCAACACCTACACCTGCGGAGACCGAGAAACCTATTGAAAAGCCAACAGAAGTTGTCCCCGAACCGATACCAGAACCAATCCCGACAGATAATCCCGAACCCAATCAACCTGAGTTACCAGTAGACATAAATAAAGTAGACCCCACAACACTTTCAAGTGAACAGGTGGCAGAACTTGTTGCTGTTGCAAATGAAATTTTAAACAATTCAGAACAAGGCTCACCAGAATATCAGCAAGCACTTGATGCTTTATTCGTAGCAGCCCAAGCAGATGACATCGTGCTATCTGAAGAACTAGCAGCCATTCCAGGAGCAGAAGCCTTGGTTGGTGCAATTAACTTTATGGGTAACGTTGGTGCAGACATGTCACCAAAAGTAAGAGAAGAATCTAAAAAGGTTGTTGTTACAGCCGTTGTAGCAGTTGGTGCAGCGGTAAATGCAGCAACAGGAGCAGCCCTATCTGCAGCAGCACCATCGGCTGCAGCATCAGGTTCATCAGGTGGAACATCTACTAGAAGGAGGACATAATATGAAAAACTTTTTAAATGA